GACCGCAGAGAACATGTCAGCAAGGCCATCGTATATGTCGACAGGGAAGTTGCTGTGGGCGATTACCTTGCTCTTGGCGATCACTCTGCTGTCAGCTCGCCAGTAGACCTTTCTGGCGATATCGCAGACAAGATTCAACGGCAGCAACTGTTTCCGGACTTGCGCAACATCGAAGCACAATACAAGGCTATCTTGTAATGGCTACCAAGAACTTCAATGCCGGCTTTGACTTCAAGCGGTTGCCTGGTGCAACCAATTGGGGTTCGCGTGCATTTTATCGCAAGGTTGCAACACAAGATGCTCGGCGCTCGATGGCCGACATCATCGCCAAGTACGCTGCTCTGATCAACCACATCAAGGCAAGCTCTCCGCAAGTGCTGGAAAATGCACTGAAGCCCATCTTCAAGAAGGCGCAGTTCTATGTGCCGGAAGACACTGGAGCCTTGTGGGAGAGTGGCAAGATGACAAGTGGCATGGCAAACGGAAAGGCGTTTGCTGCCATCACGTTCGGCAATGAAGAAGCCTGGTACGCAGCTCTGGTGCATGAATTCACATGGCTGCATCATGAAGCGCCTACCCGATCGAAATTTCTCCAAGCGGCGATGGAAGAAGGCTTGGACGGCATCATGGACTCTTTGAACCTCGACTACGCGGCACTGCTCAAATAATGGATGCAGCATTGGCAACCAGGGACATTCTCGTAGCTGCGGGCATCGGCGCCTCAGGTACGCAGGATGACTTTGCCATCCATTTGGGTACGCCACCGAATAGTCCCGATGCAGTCATCGTAGTGAACATGACTGGCGGAATGCCGCCTCATCCACGGCTGGCATTGAACTTTCCTTCTGTGCAGGTCATCGTCCGAGGTAAGCGTAGCGGATACACTGCTGCATCTGCAAAGATCCAGGCAGCGGTAAATGCGCTCCTGGGAATGGCAACCACTGTCATCTCCGGTGACACGTATCGAGCGTGTAATCAGTTGTCGGACATCACTTGGCTCGGACAAGACGATTCTACCCGTCCTATCTTCTCTGCCAACTTCCGGTTCATCGTTGAACCAGCTTTGATGGCTGGCGGCCATCGCGTTTCTATCACATAACTGGAGCTCATCATGGCTGCAAAGATCATTGCCGTTTCCGCTGACGACAGCACGTACTACACGCTTCCGGGCTCGACGGGTGAGCTGATGCGCCAAGCTGGTGCGTTGGAAGACACCATCTTCGGCCAGACCTTCAAGTCGATGCAACCGGGCGTCATTGGCTGGCAGATCCAGTCGGACGCCTACTTCAAGGGCTTTCCGGGCTACGTCTGCGCCATCAAGAAGAAGGGTACCACGACCGGCATGACGACCGAGGCATGCACGCTGGTCTCCGGCAAGACTTACCAGATCAACGCCACGACCAAGCGCGTGGTGGATCGCGCGGTCACGTTGAACGTGTTCGACAACGCCGTCAACCGCAACGCCGAGGTGCTCAACTTCAACTACCTCACTGGCGAAGTGACCTTCAAGGCGACCTACACGGTGGTCGGTCCTGTGACCATCACGGGCTCGTACTTCCCCCTGATCTCCTTGGGCAAGTACACCAGCTTCACGCTGAACCAGACTGCTGTGGCCATCAAGGACTCCGACATCCCGGAGATGCAAGCCAACGGCGGCGTCGATACCTACCGCTCTGGCGGCCTTCGCGAAGTTTCCCTGCAGCTGCCTGCGGTGTTCGCTGCAGCCGATGCCTGGGACACCGAACTGACAGGCCGCGAAGAGTACATCATCGAGGTCAACCCCGACGGTACCGGCGCGCACGTGGCGCGAGGCTTCTTCAAGCTCTTCGACGACAAGCAGAACGGCAACGTCGGTGCGCTGGAAGAAGAGACCCTGCAGTTCAACCTCTTCGTGCCAATCGCTTCGGCCAGCCAGTTCGAAGCGACCACGCCGTTCCAATGGATCCACGCTGCTGGCGGCCCGATCCCGAACGCCGTCAAGGTCTGCCTGGATGCGTGGGAAGCGCAGACCAGTCTGTTCGTGAAGTACCTGCATGACGGCACCAACGGCTGGAAGGGTGAGGCGGTGATCACCAACGTCACCCTGCAGGGCGGCCTCGATTCGGTCAACCAGTTCACCGTCTCCCTGCAGGGTTCAGGCGAGCGGACTGATCTGCCGTGATGATCATGGATGGCCTTTGGGTCATCCACTGGGGCCTCCAGCTGTTCTGGGGGTGGCTATGCCTGGCAGCCTTTCGCCAGAGTAAACCTCAAAGGAAACCAATCATGTCCAGCGCCCTCCGCGACACCCTCCGTGGCAAGGTCTTTGCCGCAAAACGCAACTCCAAGCTGGTCCCCATCGGTACGCCCGAAGAAGGCGGCGAACAGCAGTACATCGAAGTCATGCAGCCGCGCGTCGGCGACATGCTGGATGGCATGGAAGCGTCCAACAGTCGTCAGCGCATCGCGCGCATGATCATCGACACCTGCTACGTGCCTGGTACCAACGAGAAGGTCTTCGAAGAAGCCGACTTCGAAGGCCTGATGGATCTGCCGGCGGATTCCACGTATTCGGCATTGATGGAGGCCATCACGGCCAACATCAGCCCCGCCAAGCAAGAAGCTGAGGCAAAAAAGTAATCCGTCAAAACGCGATGGTGCGTGGTGTATTGGCAGTATGCCACGCATTGCATAAGACGGAGGCGGAGGTTCGAGATATGCCGCTAGACGAGATGTACCGACACCTCGTCTACATCAAGTTGCAGAATCAGGCAAAGGCGAAGGCGCAACAGTAGCATGGCAACCAAACGCAACGTAGAGCTTGGCACTGTTGGCTTCAACCTTGAGGCCAGTGATGAGTCTTTGTTGCGCTCTCTTGCGGCCCTTCGTCAATTCGGCGATCAGGTCAACAAAGCCTCTAACATCCAAGACGAGGCTGGCCAGCGTACTTACAATACGATGGTCAAGATCGAACGTGCACTCTCCGGCACCTTCGACAAAGTTTCCGCACTTGCCAACGGGCTGAACCGCGTTGGCGCTTCCACCGAACAAGTAGCCAAGCTTACCAGTCAGTATGATGCTCTGGCAGCTGCCCTGATGAAGGCTAAGGGTGGGGCAGAGTCGCACGAATTTGTGCGGGCGGCTGTCGGCCTCAATGCTGCCACTCAGCAGGCGACTCGCAGCATCAAGGAACAAGAACGAGCTACTGCCCTGCTGGAAGCCCGACAAAATTCTCTCGTCCGTTCCTGGGAACAAGTATCGAACCTTTCTTCAAGGCTCCGTACTCGAGGCGCCAGCGAAGGCGACATCGAAAAGCTGACGGCGGTGTATACGCAGTATGCGAGCCGCTTGGACGTTGCAGAACTCAAGGTCTCTGACCTCCGGGAAGCGCAGCGCGAATACAACATGGCCTTGGGTGAGACGACCCGAGCCATCCGCGAAAACCTGGCACAGCAATCTTTGGCTGAGCGCCAGCAAAGCCGACTGATCGCGGCAACTCGGAACGTTGCGTATCTGAATGCGCGCACCATCCGCACAGGCCTGCCCAACACTTATGTCGACAACAACAATTCGGCATTGCAAGGCTTTGGCAGCGCACTTCAAGGCGGCAACCAGAACGAGATCGTCAATGCGCAGCGTCGGCTAAACGACGCCATGATGTCTACGCGTATCGCAATGGCAGGAGCTGAAAAGCCTACCAGCCGATTGTCGATCGTGATGCATGACTTGTCTAAAGCTACTGTGCTGGCTTTGGGCCCATTGTCAGGCGTAGGCTCACGTATTGCGGTCATGACAAGCCTGCTGGACTCCAACAGTGTCTCTGTTGCCTTGTTCATTGGTGGCCTGGTCGCAACAGCATCAGCGCTTACCGGAGTATCTGTTGCGGCTGTCCGGGCCACAATGGACCAAGAAAAGTTCAATGCGCTGTTGACTTCGTCTACTGGCGCAGCATCTCTCGTAGGCCAAGAATACCAATACCTGCTCGACCTGTCGAATAAGATGGGTACAAACGTCCGAGGGCTCGTCAAGCCTTATGCGGACTTTGCGGCAGCGTCAAGGCTCTCTAACATTCCCCTGCAGGAACAGAAAAAGATCTTCGAGTCCATCATCACGACCTCCACGTCGTTGCGTTGGTCGGAGGAACAGCTGGGCAGAGCATTCCTTGCCTTCACCCAGATGATCAACAAAGGCAAGATCGGGCAGGAAGAATTCAAGCGGCAACTCGGTGAATTGATCCCGGGCGTCCTTTCTTTGGGCGATGCAGCCGCAGGAGTTGCCCAAGGCGGGTTCCTGAAGATGATGGAAAACGGCGAAGCACTGACTTCGACGTATCTGCCTAAGATCGCAGAAATGATGCAGAAGGTGTTCGCTCCTGGCGCCGTCGAAGGCGCTAAGAGCATCATTGCAGAACAAAACAGGTTCTCTAACGCTCTGTTCGAGACTCTGAAGGCATTCGACCAAGTATCTGGCGCAAGCGATGCATGGCGTGCTGCGGTTGTTGCGGCTACGAGCGCAGTGATCTGGCTCAAGGACAACATGGTCTTGCTGGTGGGCATTGCTGCAACTTTGGCCGGCGCCGCAGTTGGCGGAGGCCTCATCCGTCTTTTTGTTGCCCTGGCTAGTGGTACTGCAGCTCTGACCGGCGTAGTAGGTAAGCTGGTTGCTGCTATCTATGCGGCTCGCGTAGCAATCCTGGCGGTGCAAGGTACTACCATCATCGGATGGCTTATCACCTTGGCTGGTGCTGCTGCTGGCGCTGCTGCTGCTTGGTATGCATTCAAGAACGGTGCCGATACCGCTGCTACAGCCGGCGACAACATCAACAGCAAGGTCAAGGAATGGATTGACCAGCAAAAGATCCTCGGACAAACACAAGGCGACGTCCGCAATCAAATGGTTGCCCAAACGGGCGCTCGGTTGGCGACTTTGTCTGCAGCAATCACCAAGGAGAAAGAACTCCTTGCTGGCTTGAAGACTGCTCGGGAGACTACCGCTAAGGCAGCGCCTTATGGCATCGAGCACAACCCGCTCGCTAAGAGCCCGACTGCAGCTCCGACAGAAGCTCCTGGTGCCAGTGCAATCCGCAAACGGATTGAAGCTATGGAAAAGGAGCGGAATGAACTTGTCCTGCTCGCCAAGCAGATGGGAGCTATCAAGGTCCAGCCCGATGGTCCTACTACTGTTCCTGAAGCTTCCAAAGCTTGGGAGAGCTGGGCTGACCGTATCCGTTCTGCCATCAATACGGCACAAGGAAAGGTCGCTGAGCTGGATGGCTTGAAGATGGGTGGGCAAGAAGCCCAAAACCTTGCCAAGGCTTTGACCAAAGCTAAGGAAATGATTGCCGATATGCCTAAGGGCGGCAATCTAAAGGAAATCAGCAAGAAGCTGGAAGAGGCTGGCTTTGCCGGTAAGACCTTGACCGATCAGCTTGCTGCTATGTATTTGGCGGAGGAGAAGGCCACTGACGGCATCCGCGACTTCGGCAAGGCAGCCAAGGAGCAGGAAACGTCGGCCAAGAAAATCTCTGACATCTGGACTGACCTGTTCAATCGCGGCCAAGCGATCGGCGGCAACGTGGAAGGTATTGATCCCGAGCAAGCGGCAAATGCCAAGAGGCTCGCGGACAATATGGATGCGTTGCGAGCTAACCTGGACTCCGTGGGCGTGTCTACCGAAGCGGCCAATGAGATATTGAAGGCCTACTCGGCAGAGTGGAAGAACATCTCCAATGCCGAAGCACATGAAAAGGAAGTCGAGCGGGTTACGCGGCAGCTGGAACAGATGGGCCTGCGTCTCGGCGATTCGGAAGCTCGGATCTCTGCACAGTACGGCAAGCAGCAGGCACTCATACAACGTGCTGTTCAGTTGCGCATCTTGACGGAGGTCGAGGGCAACGAAATGATTCTGCAAGCTGCGATGGATCGTGATCGCAAGCTGTACAAGGGCGCCAACGAATTCTATCAGGGCATGCAAGGAGTGTTCTCTAGCATGGAGAACGCTCTGGTGGATGCGTTCATGAATGGTGGTAAAGATGCTGGCGCAGCATTCCGCAACCTGCTAAGGACGATCCTGGCGGAGGTCGCCTCGTTCATGATCCAGATTGCCGTTGTCCGTCCCATGATGACGAGCCTCTTCGGCAACTTGTACTCTGGCGCCGGTGGCGGTAATGGCGTTTGGGGAGATGCGCTGCTCAGCATTGGCAAGCTCTTTATGGGCGGTGGGGGTGGTGGTATCCCAATTGGCGCTAGCGACGGAGCTGGCGGCATTATCGATGGTCGCGCATCCGGCGGTGGAGTCAATCCGTTCTCCGACTACCTGGTGGGCGAAGAAGGGCCTGAGATTCTGCGCCTCGGCAAAGATGGCGGTTCTGTCATCTCCAACTCGCGCGCACGTCGGATGTCTGGTGGAGGCGGAGGCTACACCGACAACTCTCGCAACATCTACCATATCGATGGGCGCGCTGACGTCGCATACACCATGCAGATGATCTCCAGGACTACCCGCCGCAATAACGAGAACCTTCAGCGCATGCTCAAGGTGAGGTACGGCTGATGGCAATCATCACACTTCCGAGCAACCTTGGCATAGCCGAATTCTCCTGGGGTTGCACAGACTACGAACTGGAAGAGTCGTCGGATGCTACTGGCGACTCCGCTGCACGCATCATTGGGCCTCCGAGATGGACGGCCCACATCGTCAGCAAAGAGAACATGGAGCTGGATCAGGCTGCCAAGTGGGAAAACCTGATCTTGTCTCTTCGCGGCGATAATGTCTTGGCGATGTATGACATCGTTCGTACCGCTCCTCAAGGATCGATGCGCGGCTCTCCGACGCTGACGTCTACCCTTGCCGTAGGCGATACTTCGGCTACTTTTACGAGTGCCAGTGGGACTCTGAAGCAAGGTGATCTCCTGCAGATCGGTACTGGCCTGGGCACTTCCCAGCTCATCAAGATAGCGGCAGACCTGACGTTTCCCGCAACTGTGACGTTTAACAACCCTATCCGCAAATCCATCTC